GATTTTGAGACGGTTTTAAACAACTGGTACAAGGGAGAATGATGGCTAATGGATTCGACGAGGAATGGTTGAGGGCATACATGAAGAAGTTACATGAAGAAACCGGTGGGCACTTTAAGAATATTGTGGAGAGAACAGGCCAGTTCTCAACAGGATTTGAAAAGCCCGTAGGCAAGGCGTTAGACAAAGTTCATATAGGCCCGATCCCGATGAAGCTATCAGAACCTAAGCCTATCATCCCACTAGACCGTTACAAAAACCAATGGGAGCGCGATTACGCGAGCTACCTGGAACAGCTTGTGCATTTGCGTGAAATCATCGATTATCGATACGAGGACCTCGGGTTCCGGATTGCTGACAACACCTTCCACTATCCGGATTTCTTTGTAATCACCAAAACCCGGTTTGAAATTCACGAGGTTAAGGGCCGAAAGAGAGACGCCTGGCTAATAAAATATAAATTCTGCCGGGAACATTACCCCTGGTACCGGTGGACGTGCGTTAAGAAAGTCAAAGGGGTTTGGGAGGAGTTTCAGCCGTAAGTAAACCCTTTAACAGATCGAAAGGAGAAAAAAATATGGAGATATCAAGACGAGAGGAGTTTCATATAAACCTGGACGGAGAGGGAAAGAAGGAAGGTGTTGCCAGGTTAAAGGCGATAATAGACAAAAGCCGAGACCTGACATGGATAGGTTACGGTGATTCTCGTTATAGAGATGTGCGGATAATAGTGCTGCGCGATATGCATGCGCTTCCGGACTCCATTAAATCGGGGGCTTTTTGACAGACGCACCAAATAGAGACATCCTCGACGGTCACGAGGAGATCCGCAGGTTTATAGATCCCCATATGACGCGCCAGTATTACTACCGACATATACGGTGGGAACTCGAACCGATCTTGATTGAGCGCACCTATGGATGGAAAAGGGGACTCCCGAAATTTTTCACATACAAAAATCTGGTTCAGGCTTTTCTTTTGCGCCGGGGTAATATATAATAATTGGCGTTTTCTACACAATGACATAGGGCCAGTTTGGGGGGGGTGATGCTTATGAATGAGAACTAAGTGGGAGAGCACAATCAATCTTATGACGGGAAACGGCGGGGAGAATGGATCTGGCCCCGCCGTTTTTTTTATTTCATGTCCTCAACCTTGCCAGGTGCATACGTGCCGCAACGGGTGCAGGTATCATGCCGTAGCTCGGGGCAACCCTCCTTGTGATATGCCGTACCTCCGCAGTGTCCGCACGGATCACCGTGTACCGCATGACAAACGGTGCATTCATTCGTGCCGTAATCGATGATGCAATTTTCGTCCCTAGTGTGCCGTTCCTTACAATTCGTGTTCATTGATATCATCCTCCTCTCTTTCGATTGTGTAGACGTCTTTCATGTAAACGTCCTTGCATCCAGCCTTGCGGAAATCATTTGCTATAGTTCGTGCCGTGTAGTAATCGGCCTGGAATTCCCGGTGCTTCATGTCGCTGTCCGGGAGACTGGCTGAGATAATGTATCCCTGTTTCTGGATTTTCATAATAAATCCCTTTCGCCGGTTACAATGCGACGGGGTTCACGCGTCCTCAATCTCGTCACTGAAATATTCCTCAATGGTATCATTATCAAGATACCGCTCAGCCCATTCAAGGGCATCCTCCCTGCCTATGGGGATCAATTTAGATCCTCCGCAGGACGAACCATCGGCACAATGCCTGGCAAATCGGGTCATCGCGCCCCCCTCGCCAGCGAGGAAATAATTTTTAGATCGCGGTGTCATGTAGAGTTCGGCGGACCAGTGGGAAAAATCCCCACTACCGGGGTAGCTCCCATGATCATAACCGCCAATACATATCGCCTTATCTGTATCGTACCTTTTGCCGTTGATGATTCTCTTCATGCTATGTTTCTCCTTCCGCCCGGATTACCCGCCGGGCGCGGGATAAGGTTAATCCCGGAGGTAGTCGCCACTACAATCCTCCTCCGGAAGAAAAATTGACAAATACTCAACCCAGTCATCTATAGACGACTGGGTGACGTCAATTTCGTACGATTCCAGGTCGCAACCCGGATGGGACTGGTTTGTCGTGACATCCCCGCCGAGGACGATTTCATCCTCGTTCATGGTGTATAATGAGGACTGTAACGATACCACCCCGGATGTCTGGTTATAGACGACCACGGGATTGATCGGGAGGTTTTTCCGATCGTTGATACCATCGAAAACCGCCTGCAAACTCTGAAGGTCCAATTTCTCCATCATTTTCAGCATTCTCCTTTCAGATCTGTTAGTTGATGTCTCACTGTTTGATTATAAAATACACCCTACGGGTGCGTTTGTCAAACAAAAAGCACCAAAAAGGTGCAATTAGGAATGGGTATTTTTTTATACCCACTGGTCTGCGTGAAATTGAGATGCTCTTGTTGTGGATGTCGGTGGACGTACATTCAGTAGTCGATATACTCCTACAATGACAGTTGACCAATTAATCAACCTGAGATATGATGTTTTTTATTATGGCTGGAGACCCAAAGGATTATTATATTAATGGACTATTGGCCGGGAATAGGGAATTATATGATGATGTGGGTTTATCTAGGCCATACTTAGCTAGAAAGCATAAGGCTGAGTTAAATGCCAAAGACACCAAAACCATCAAGGTCAAGGGCGCGGTCAAGCAAGCGACTTTGCCCCGAGGATGGAAGGTCATTGCCACGAGCGGCACGCTCTCCTATGGCAAGGACGGAGAGGAAATCTATGGCGACGGTGACACCGTTCTCATGTATAAGGTGGCGGCCTGGGGAATCCGGCAGAAGGCCCGCGATGACGCGTTTAAAATGCGGGGCGATATTCCACCACAGAAGCAGGAGATCACGGGCGCGATTCAGCTTGCACCGGAACTTACACCCGAGGATCGGGAGATGATTCAGGGTTTCGGGCAGAAGGTTGTAGATGCGATACTATCAGAGCACATACGAAATCTCCCCGGGAATTGACGCTGCTCTCAGGGAAATGAATCCATGGTATTGGGCGGCAGAGTCCGAGATCATGCTGTCAACGGGACCATTTATGTTGGAGGGCCATGAGTTTCAGGTCAGGCCCATGAGTGTCGTAACACCGTTCCTGGTTGTGTGCAAGGCTACCCAATTGTATTTCTCGGTCTCGGAGGTCCTCAAATGTTTCCATGGGCTGAAGACCGGCCTCTATCCTCAAGGCGTGCTCTATTTATTTCCTACCAGTGATGAGGTCACTGATTTTTCATCCTCCCGATGGACGCCGCTTATCCTCGACAATCCTGATACCGTCGCGCCATACGTGACAGATACCAATAGGGCCAACCTCAAACGAATAGGTCAAGGACATATATATTTCAGAGGCGGCAGGCTCGGGCAGACTCTGCGCGGTGACATGAAAACGTCGTCGAAATTAAAATCGTTCTCCGCTGATCACTGTACGCATGATGAATATGACGAGATGAATCCGGGGATAGATGAGTTTGTCGACGGCCGTCTCGCTGATAGCAACAATCCCTCCAAATCCTATATCGCCAACCCAACCCTCCCCGACTACGGCGTAGACTCCAAATTCCAAGAAACTAACCAAGAATACTGGCACATCAAGTGTGATCATTGCAGCCATTACACATGCCTGGATCTCCCCGAGTATTGGCCAGAAAATGGTGACGGCCACGAACTGTTTCACGAGCAACCGGACGGCAGCGTGATAAGAGCGTGCAAAAAATGTCACAGGGAACTCGATCCGAGAAAAGGCACTTGGGTTCCTGCCAGGCCCGACATCAAAGACAAGATCGGATTCACGATTGGCAGGCCATCGGCGCCAAAAGGGCAGCCCGCGAAATTGCTCGAAACATGGAGACATCCGAAAACTAAACGCGGGGATTTTATCCGACTGCAGCTTGGCCGTGCTTTCGTCGAGGCTCAAAATCGACTATCCCATCAGGAGGTCTATGATTGTTGTTCCACACTCGGCATACCGGCCAGTGATCCAGGGCCATGCTCCATGGGCGTTGACCAGGGCGGCACAAACCGTGATTTACTTCACATCGTCATTGGTAAGTCGCATTCCGACAAAAAAGATCAAATTTTGAGTGTCTTGATCGAACTTGGATGGGAAGAACTGGACAGGTTGATGAAAGTTTTCAATGTGATTAGGTGTGTTGTCGATGGCCTGCCGAATCAGAAGGCAGCAAGAGCATTTGCCCAACGACATCCTGGCAAAGTTTACCTCGCTTATTTCAATCAGCACCAGCGGGGAATTTATAAGTGGCATGAAGAAGATATGACGGTTGTGTCGAACCGGACCGAGGCAATGGACGCAGCGCACGATGACATTGCCAATGGCCTGTTGACTATTCCCAAGCGGTGCGGTATCGTTGATACGTTCGCCGATCACTGTCACAATGTGGCAAAAAAACTGGAAGAAGACGAACTCGATGGAAGCAAACGGTATATTTGGGTTAAGCTGGGACCGGATCATTTTCGTCTCGCGCAATGCTACGAGGCGATGGCCAGGCACAATGCACCGAATTTGCTATTTCCTGGGAGGGCGTGATGCCTGACAACCCCAAAACCAATTTCACCGTCATTCGCGGATCGGCCAGCGTCAACGTCAATTACGACGAGGACGGCAAAACCCTGATGTTCTTTGCAAAGGACGTCCGGGGATGCCTCGTATGGCCATCAGTCAATCATCCCGGATACTACGCGATATTCGCCCTCAAGCAGCTCATCAATGATAACGGCAAGTTCCCACTCGTTCTCCTGTACGAGGAAAGTAATACCAAGGTCAGTCAACTATTCCGTAACTGTTTTCTCAACGCAAGGCGATATGAATGCAGAGAATTTTACGCGGACAAGCGCAGGGAGAACGAGGAAATAATAAATTTATTTCAAGAGGTTGCCAGGTTTCACGCAAATATGCAGATTGACCTGTTACCTGCCCGTATGGTCAAGAACATGGAATTCGGGCTAAACCTCATTCAGGAATGGCATGAAGCCGTGGCCCTCGACCTTCCGGCCGATAGCGTGCTGGCCTTACAGCTCAAGAGTATGACGGCTGAGAGTATTGGTGATGACAAATATTATGCCGTGGACGGGCTGAGGTATGTTGTCGCGAGTTTGGAGTCTGCGCCTTGGCAGGCTCCGCAATATTTTGTAATGCCGGGTAAACCATCGCCCCGGGCAGATGCAAGAGGATGGACGTAATATGCAGCAAGCGATATCAGGACGTAGTACCGCAACAATACAAGGCAAATCCCCCGCGCCAAGTACACCGAATGGTAGCGGCGGCCTGGTACGCCGCGTGACCGAGGGTGATCTATCACGGTGGGAGACGAGCGAGAAAGCTCGTAAGCAGGCAGAAAAAGAACAGCAAAAGGATCCCATGCTGTCTATTGCAGCCCATATCAAAACATCGTGGGATGCAGCGGTACGGGCCAAGCAAGGCGGGAACATTGAGCAACGGCTGATACGAGCTTTGAGACAGCGACGGGGAATATATGACCCCGACCAACTGGAAAAAATCAAGTCGTTTGGTGGATCTGAAATCTACATGCTGCTGACAACGGTCAAATGCCGTGCCGCCGAAAGCTGGATTCGTGATGTGTTGATTCCTCCAGGAGACAAACCATGGTCACTGTCACCTACCCCGATCCCCGAGTTACCAGAGGCCATGGAAGTCAAAATCAACGAAATTGTAAAAAATGAGGCTGTACAACTTGTCATGGAAAATGGTCCCGAGGCCATTACCAATGAGCAAATCGCCGAGAGGATGGGTGAGCTGAAAGACCAGGCCCTGCGGGAGAAGGTCCGGCAGTCAAAAAAGGTGACAAAACGATTTGAGAATAAGATTGAGGATGAATTGGTTGAAGGGAGTTTTTATACCGGGCTGTCTAGTTTCATCAAAGACCTGACGACATTCCCCACGGCATTCCTCAAGGGTCCGGTCGTCAGGATGCGTAAGAAACTGGTATGGACCGAGGACCAAAACGGCGACGTAAAACCCGCCGTCGATATGAGTCCACGTCGGGAGTATTACAGCCCATCACCGTTCGATATGTACCCGTCACCAGGAGCCCGAAATGTTCAGGACGGGTATATTTGTGAGAGGCATAGGTTAAGGCGTACTGATATCAATGCGATGATCGGAGCGCCAGGCACCAATGAAAAGGCCATTAGAGCTGTACTCGACGAACACGGTACCGGTGGCCTCAATCAGTGGCTGGGTATCGACCAGGAACGCGCGGACGCCGAGGACAGGCCCAATGAGCGGGATGATCCCGATCCGATTATTGATTGCGTCGAATATTGGGGAAATATACAGGGCAAGAAATTGCTCGAATGGGGAATGACCAAAAAGCAGGTTCCGGATCCGGACATCGATTATCAGATATGCGCCTGGTTGATAGGTCAATGGGTGATTATGGCAAGACTGAATCCCCATCCCCTGGGAAACCGCCCCTATTACGCGGCGTCCTATGAAGCGGTCAATGATAGTATCTGGGGTAGGTGCCCTGGTGATCTCATGCGGGATCTGCAGCGCATTTGCAATGCGACGGCAAGAAACCTGATAAACAATCTGGCAATCGCGTCAGGGCCCATGGGCGAAGTCTACATGGATCGATTGATGCCAGGGGAGGACCCCGAGGATATGCACCCGTGGAAACTAATCAAAAGCAAGGACAGTGGTACCGGCACGAATAATCCGGCAGTTCGTTGGTTCCAGCCAAATCCTATGGCAGAGGCCTTGCTCAAGGTTTACGAATATTTTTTCAAGCAGGCATCGGAGCAAACCGGAATCCCGAATTATATTTATGGTCAATCGGATGTAGGAGGGGCGGGGAAAACCGCGTCAGGTCTCTCCATGCTCATGAACGCGGCCAGTAAGACCCTTAAAGGTGTGATAGCGCATATCGATGAAAAGGTAATCAAGCCAGCCATCTACGATCATTGGACCCATATCATGCTGTATGATGACGATATTATTAAAATCGGGGATATCAACGTGGTGGCCAGGGCCTCCGAACACCTGATCATTGCAGAGCAACTGCAGATCAGGCGCACGGAATTCCTGGACCGTACGGCCAACGACTACGATATGAGCATCATCGGCAAAAAAGGACGGGCTCATTTATTGAGAGAAACCAGCGATAGCCTGAAATTCGACACTGAAAAAGTTGTGCCGACGGAAGCAGATATCATTGCGCAGGAAAGGGCCGAAATGGAAGCAGCCGGTCAACCAGTACAGTTACCGGATGGTAGCGTTGTGCCAGCAGCCGCCGTAATCGATGCAGCCGGAAATCAGGCCGGGCAATCGCCGGGTGCCATGATGGGACCGGCGATTGCGACGAGACAATGATGAGGGTCAAGGCCATCCTCGAAAAGCTATGGAATAAATGGATACTCTCTGAATACGAGAGGGGACAAAGGCAACCGAAGGAGAAAGATGAAATCCCGCCTACACAGAATAGATAACCACATGGACATGCGGGCGCTCGGCCAGCTACGGAACGATCCCAATTTCAAAGTGTTTTTGAATCTGCTCGTCGAGACCAAAAAGGACATTGATAAAATGTGGCGGGAACGCATTGTTATCGAGGATATTTGGCAGGACCAGGGCGCGGCGAATATCGTGGATGAAATCTTGACGCTGCTCAACGAGGCAATGAAAACAGCAAGAATAATGGAAAATAGTTTAAAGAGTCCTAAAATTTTTTGAATTCCACGCCGCCTGCTCCATAGGGGAGTGTACCGGCGTTGTGTGGCAAACCCATAACACAAAGGAGAGAGAACCATGAGACATGAACAATTATCGGTAGGGGAACTAACGGCGAATCATATTTTGGGTGGGGCCGTTGGTCCAGTGACGCAGGGCGAAAAGTATTACCTGGACTTCGGAGCTGGGGCCGGATACAGGGGGAAAACACCCGGAACACCGTTCAACACCCTGGAAAAGGCTGAGGCGGCCTTGACCGCGAATCAAAATGATATTCTGTATTACCTTCAGGATAATTCATCGGGGGCATTTGCGGAACTTCTGACATGGGACAAGGATTACACTCATTTTATCGGTGTAACGGCCGCAACGCGGATCGCTCAACGGGCACGGCTTTTTAGCGCGGCCGCGCAGACGGTCGGAAACATGCTCATCACGGCAAAAGGGTGCACGTTCGCCAATATGTATTGGTTTTGGGGGTCGTCGTCAGATACCGACATTTACAATGTTTATCTGTCCGGTGGCCGAAACCATTTTTTCAATGTACATATTGCGGGTATTGGTCACGCAACGCCAGCAGCCAGGGCCGGGGCAATGAATCTTCATCTTGACGGTGCGGAGGAAAACTATTTCGAGGATTGCACCATCGGCCTTACGACTATTACGCGCACGGCCGCAAATTCAATTATCCAATTTGACGGTAATTGCCATCGGAACATTTTCGAGCGATGCAGGATCATATCCGCAGCTGAAAACGCAACGTATCCCATCGTGAAATTGCAGGATACCAGTGGTGCCGATGATTTCAATGAATTTGTGGACTGCCTTTTCTACAACTTTTGGTCCAATCATGCCGACAAGCTGAATCAGGTTTTCAGTACCGGGGCCACAGGCATTACCAAGGACATCATTGTACGCAACTGTATGGCTGTCGGAGCCGACTGCTGGCAGGATGATGATGCGAGCGCGGTATGGGGCAATATGCCTGCGGTTGACACAGCGGGTGGTATCGCAGCGGAGATAAGCGAATAAAACAGCAGGAGGTCGGGGCATGGTAAAATTATACCGGGTATGCCAAATGTGTAACGGAGACGGGAAGGTCGGTGAAGGTGGTGTTCAGGATTGTCCCCGGTGTGGTGGGTTGGGATATTCTCTGCTTGGAAAACGGACTATCCTGGGCATATCTACCCATCGTATAAAGTCTTCGAGTGCATTGATGCCGGG